ATCTCAGCCAGTCGTGGAATGGTAATTTCCCTGATGGGCGTGCAGTCGATTCCGTTATTAATAACAAGGTCTAACATCTCAGGCACGATACACCCGTAATCTCGAGATAAACCTGGCATTCCCCAATGTTTAGTCGTCATTGAGCGGTCAAACTTTGACTGCCACACGACGGCGTCAGCTCGTTCATACAGTGATTTGATTCCTACATTTTTGGTGTGAAAATCTTGTGGGCGAAACCAGATGCCATCGAGGCGCTGGACGATTTTGGGCGCCAGCGGTTTCCCTGTCGGTTCAATGAAGACCAACGACAGGTCTGCGAGAGTGCTTTCGAACACCACTTCGTGACCTAACTCAAACAACTTACGAGCCAATCGACCCGCAAATGTGTTGGGACCTGACGCTGACTCAAAGTTGACGTTGTCAAAGTGAATTCGCATCAGAATAGTCCGTGGAGCAAATCGTCCACTCTTTCTGGGTCAATTATCGTCAAACGTACATGGATGCGTTCGTACAGCGCGCGTCGATTTGGCAACAGTGAACTTGCGCTCGCCGTAATCGTCAGATAACTCAACATCAAAACGATTGACAATTTAGAAACGTCGACGCGTCCCAGCAGGTCATCAATTTGGACGAGCTTCTTCCCATGACGCAGCATCTCATCGATGGTGTCGTAGACTACGTCGATGTCATCAACATTGCTGTCAGTGCAATCATAGTCAATGCCAGGCAATCGATTCATGCTCGGCGCTTGACTTCTTCGATGATGGGCTTGACAAAGTCAGTTCCGAACAAGATGACTGCCAACAAGGCGAGCTGTTTGGTCTCGATATTTTCAAGCTTCGCGCGCTGGCTGAAAATGTCTGGGTCGAGCTCTTGTCGCCCATTGATGAGCACGCCATCATAGTAGGACTGTGCCAAGTAGTTCATAGCTTCGTTGTCAATGGGAATCTGTGCTTCTTCGATGACCTCGACCAACGTCTCAAAGACGGTAGTGTAGATGTCAGTACAGGCGACCAGATTGAGTGCAAGTTGTTCCGATGGATTGACCTTGACGAGTGAAGCCAATCGAGCGTCTAACAATTTTGCAATCTGTTTGTGCGTTTCTCCCGGCTTCATGAGGCGCTCCTTCGCTTGTACTCTTCGTTCAGTTCGTCCGCAAGGCTCGTTTGGTCAAACAGATTGCGTAGCAACTGAATGTCAGTATACGGCAACTGAGACAGATTGTACTCGTTCATGACGACCAGGTCATTCATGCTGATGTTCTGGTTGATTTGTAGTCCCTTGAAGTACTGGTTGGTGAGCCACACCACTGTGCGTTCATCAAGACTTCTTGAACTTTTGGCGAAGATGCCTCCAATCGTTGCGCGGATGTCTTCGCGCATTGAACGCATCAATTCAGGCGTCAAAGATTCGCCTTGACGCTTTTTGACGACCGCGCTGATGCGCGATGCCAACAAATCTGCAAATCGAACGTGTCCTACGGGGTGTTTGCTTTCCATGTCTGCTCCAAAAAGTCATTATACTCTTTGATGCAGTCAGGCCACGATTGAAGCGCAATGGCGGTGTTTGGGATGTGTACCCCACTATTCAGGATGGATTCAAGCTGTTCCCATCCAAGAAAGGCATGGTCGACACACGCGAACTCAGCGGCGCCACCGCCGTTGATGTGTACGTAGGTCGGAAGTTCACACGCCAGCGCCTCGAGCACATGATTGGGTCCCGGCTCGAAGACGCTGGCTGATATGTAAATGTCGTGTTTGCCGAGCTCTTCCCCCAACGCCCTTCCGTGAAGTGGACGGACGACAGTGGTGTGCTTGAAATCGCACTGGTGGCGCCCGATGTAGGTGAAAGCAAACTTGTCAGGATTCTCACCGACAAACTTATCGATACGTTCGTACGTAGCATGCCCTTTCATTACGTTATCGCTCCAATGATGTGCGACGATGTGAGATTTACCGTCATTGAATTTGACGCCAGGCTTGAAGACCGTCCGTTGAACGCCATTGTGAATCACGGTCTGATTGGGACACGCCCATCCACGGGTGACGAAGTAATCCTGAAGCCACTTAGAAACGAAGACGGTTCCATCGATGTGCTCTGAGACTTTGAGCAACATGGCGTCCATGCCGTGAGTGCCCTTGCGGGCGTCGTTCTCATTGACCCGAAGCACGATTTTGCACCCAGGATTGTACATCTTCCACATGATTGCCTGGTCAGCGCTGATGGCACGCGGCCCTTCATTGGCTAAGCCTGCGAGCAGGATGACTTCAGGATTGATGCGCATCGTCTGGTCAATTTGCAGTTTCACACCATGCGTCTTTTCTGCAAATTCGTAGTACGCCTTGACGAAGAGATTTCCTCCTCCGTAAGGTCCCTGGACGATTTGACGATTGAGATAGACTTTCACGGTGCAACCTTTGCGTTGAGGACGCGCTTTCCCACGGTGACAGGAGTTCCTGGAGGACAATAGATGGTGAATAGCACCGAATAACCACTGTCTGTTACGCCAACCTCACACGGGAACATCGGGACGCCTTCTCCGATTTGTTGGATGTATCCGCGCCAGCATGCGTTGTTGTGGGGTTTCGGAGAGTACGCTAACTTAACGTACATCCCCTGCATAGATGTTCCCACCGTGATTGTGCGACCTGGAGAGATTTCATCATTGACATCTCCCTCGATGCACACTACATCGTCGCTGTGACCTAAGATGTGAAGCATATGACTACATTACCACAGCATGGTGCACGGTTTCACTCGATGAGAAATTTGTCGCGCCAGGCGTGCCATTCATCTAGCGACATGTCTTCATGCCACATCCATTGTACGGGTTTATCATGCCAGGCGACGTACATCAATCCTGCCTCTGTGAGGACACACGCATGAAATTCGTCTGACATGGAAACGACTAGACCAGGGCGTATCAATGCTTGATCGAACCAGTCACCAGGTGTCACATGTATCCTGCGGCGATGTACTGACCCAATTGTTGAAGTCGATTGAACCATCCTTCACCATCAACAAACCCAATCATCATGTTACACTTATGACACACAATGCCTCTCACTTTTCCTGTAATATGGCAATGGTCAACATTGAGACCTGTACGTCCTCCATGTCGTAGAGGGTTCTCACAAATAGCACAACAGTTATTCTGTTTTTGAATCAGAGATTCAAACTCAGGATGTGAGAGACTGTAATATTTGAGACGATCATACGCTTGGGGAATGTTGCTGGGACAACATGTCCTACAATAAACCTGAGCAGGATTGATGATGACGTATGATTGATCGCAATGTTTACATGCACGAGTTGTCTTCATCACAGATGTTCTATTGGCCTCACTTCTTGAGCGCACAACAACCCGACCATGAAGAACTGCTAATACATGACCATATGTGATGTCAACGCCGTTAGTTTTTAGACGTCTGTAAACATCAACCGCTGACAAACTCTTATAGAGTTCTACGATTTTCTCGATGATTTCAGCTTGAAGTGGTTTTCGAGCTTTCATGTAGCACGCTTTCCCACGTTTGTCCCAGTGACACGTAACCACGTTTTCTGATGAAGTCAGCTTCATCTCTTTGAAAATGGGCATCGTCCGTTTGGTACACTTTACCATCTTGTTCATCAATTGAATAGTGGTAGAAAACACGAGGAACATATCCTCGTCGTGTAGCACGATGCAAACATGGTAAAAACACAGCCTGATCGCCGCAGCGACGAACGAGGTCACCATTCATGTTGGTGAAATTCTCGTAAGGAACGCCGTTGATGAGTCGCTTGCGAAATGTCTTGAGGTGACTGCTCACCCACGGGTGCACGTAGGGGTCGGCGTCTGGAGGTATGGGTCCGCTGATGTTCTTGTCAGTGAAGCCCCAGCGGTGTGCAGTCCAGAGGGCGTCGGCCTTCGTCTGGTTATAAAATGCATTCAGATACATCAATGCATCGAGGTCGGTGAGATAGTCGTCCGCGTCAATTCTGCAAATGACGTCATCGTCCTCACACATTGAGATGCCCTTCAGGACGTTGGCGGTCTCCCATTGCTTGGTGTCGTTCCAAATGACGTCAATTTTCGTTTGCTTGGGTTCATCTCCCGCTGAAGTACGCCACCCGGGCTGAACCATGTCACGCCAGTCATTGATGGCTTCGTTCTCGTGGATGCAGTGTGAACTGTCTGATTTGTCGTCAATGAGGATGATGCGCCAGTTCGTATATGACTGACAACAGATAGACGCTAACATCTGACCCACTGTGCGGGTGGCATTCCACATCGGAGCGACAAAGCAAAATCGATTTTCACCAGTCATAGTCTGAGACATCCAACACCTCCCCACATGAACACACTACTTTTGTCACCGTGCCGAGCGTCGTCGGGGTGAATTGCCACGTGTAGGCACCCCCAATCGCACCCGTGTACCTGACGCTGCCGTCAGGGCGGTGTTTTTCAATTTCGTGACGATTCATCCATTCAGACGTTTGCTCTCGCTGTTGTCGTGAAAGTGAAAATGCGGGTTGCCAATCAGAGTGTTCAGCAAGACCGAATTGAGGAGGATTTTTGAATACGTCAGCAGGTGACCGCGGTTCACGGGGCAACTGAATTATCTTCACCAACACGTCATTGTCATCACCAGTCGGCACGTTCGACCTCCACGGGAGCAGGAGCCGTCAACAACACTTGACCATAGTTGATTAGTTCATCAGGCGTCTGACGGTCGTCAAAAAATATGCGTCTGTCCATTATGATGAGTTCTTTCGTTGAATCATCAATCTCGTCAATCAATTTGTTGCACTTGATGCCCGGGTCATCCTTTGACGCCATGTGATAGTCATCAAACAGGACGAATCGATTCCATTTATCTTTGGTGTTCTCCCAATCGAACTTGGTTCCTTCATAGGAATGGTCACCGTCGATGTAGACCAGGTCAAATTTTTCATTGATTTGTGGGAGGACTTCACGTGAAGTTCCCTGTGCAAATTGGATGCAGTTGAACCATTCTTTGGGGAAGACCTGACCCAAAGCATTGATGAATCGTTCGTCAAAGTTAGGGTCGACGGTCATCACCTTGCCGATGATTCCCATGTCGTGAAAGGCCTTTGCTGCGCACAAGGTGCCGTAACCACGACCGAAGCCAATCTCTAACATTGACGTCAAATTGTTCTGACGGATGAGGTGGTAGATGAGGATTCCGCGCTCGTAGTTGCTTCGATAGAAGGCGCCGTGTTTCTTGAATCCCGGGTCGTTTTGCCCTCGTTCTCGCTTGGCGGTGAATTCGCCGATGCGGTCAAAGTCACCCATCACGATAGCGTCGACGTCGACACCCATTTCAGTGAGCTTCTGCTTGATGCCGATAGTTTTCATAATTGTTCCTCAGTAAATGTTGTGTGTTCTCGCCATTCGCGTAAGGCATTTTCAATGATTTTTGCTTGTGCGTGGCCATCAGCGGTGGGAGGCAAATGAAGGGTGACAATATCAAAATCAATTGCATCGCGGTCGTGCCCATGGTCATTGATTACACCGTGTAATGTCAGAAATACATGTCCATGTACGTTCATCACGAGACCAAGTGACACTCCGTGTGCGTCTGATAAATCATCAATGAGGTCTGAACTCACGTGTCATATCCTTTCATCGTCAACATGTATCCGTAACCTCCTCGAGGGCCCCATCCGTTCACACGATACAATAAACCTTCGTCATGCATCCTCTTCAAGACGCTTGACAGTGAAGACAATTGTACGGGCGAAGGTCCGATTGACATCAATTCACACAGCATCGTGGCGGTGAATGGTTCTTGGGCATTTAACAACAGGTGTAGAACTCGAGCTCGAATTGTCAGTTTCATGTGAGCATCTCATTTGCCAAACGTACCGCATACGCATGAAGCTCTGGGCTACTGTAAGTCGTCTCCTCACTTTTACCCCACTTTATCATCCGAACAATTCTGACGACTTCACCCGAAGGAGCCGCATCACGCATCATCAAGTACAAAAAAGTGACCAGGTCATCGAATGACAAAGATTCTTTCATAACATCACCCTCCTAACAAGTCGTAGACCCACCCCATGAGTCTGCGGAAGCCTGTCAAGAATCTGACCTCATAGGCGCCCGTTCTGATGTCGTGGAAGTATCCACGACCCTTGCTCATATACATGACGAACTTCATGACAACATCACCTTAGGTTGTGTTCGATTGCAAGTGATGTGAGGTGTGGTTTGCACACCATCCCATGCGCGGTGCCAAATCCAGCCACCCAACAACTGTTTCATCTGTGCAGCACGTTGTCCAATCATTTCATCTGTAACTTGAGCCCAAGGAATACCGAACATCATATTCTGGTCAGCTGTGTCGACATATTCTTGTCCGTATAACTGAACCCAATGTCTTGTCCAATAGTCGCGGTACAACTTGATTTTACGCGGGAGGTCGTACCAGCTGTAGTGGAAGACACCTGGTAGGTTGCTGACGACTTGGTTGAACCACTGTTCATACGCCAAACGAGCCTGTTCATTGCCTCCGAGAGCCGCCTGGCGGGCGTTCTCTACGTCGGTAGTGTAAAAATTGGCGTGAGGAATGCGTTCGCCCGAACTGACGTCCACCATGTCACAGCCGTCAGTTCCCGGCAATGCGTACGTATTTCCATCGACGTCGGTGCATCGTAGCTCGATTGGAATGCCGTGAGTGATGTGTGGTTTATTGCGACTCAACCTCCACTTGTGCGGTTGTATGTCAATGCGAACTTTTTCAGGCCCTCCCCAATATTCAACGAACGGCAACGACAAGACGTCTACGTTGTTCGGAATTGACCTGCAGAGGTTGGCAATTTTGATTGCATCATCCTCATGCACGACTTCATCGGCGTCCATCTGCCAACAGAACTCTTTGGTGCACATTGCACGGGCTTCTGCTTTTTGCATGCCGTCGAAGACGGGATGACGCTTAGAAGTCCAATCGCGTGGGATGATTTTAACACGGATACGCGGGTCGCGACGCCACTTACCAAAAGTGTCAGGCAGTTCGTATGATTTTTCGCCCACTGCTTTCGTCAATTCAAGCATGCACCTGATGTCTTCGACCAAACAGATGTCCTCAGAAACGCCGTGCGTTCCAGGATACGCTATGAACACAAGATTGTCAAGCGTTCCATCTGTTGAACCCCCGTCGACTACGCATACCTCATCACAAAATTCAAGCATGCTCTTGATGCACTGCACGAATGGATATTGTTGTTTGACTGCATTGTAGACGGTGACGTATCCCGAGATGGTGGGACGGTGCTCAATCATGCCCTTGATGCCTCCCCAGAATATTCCGGGCGCCTGCGTCAAGTAATCCTGGATTGAATCGATGTCATTTGTTGCAAACCACGGTTCATCCTTGTGTTGGACGTTGTCGTTGAGGTGCAATTTACACCCGAGGAGCTTCGCTTCGATGACCATGCGTGGGCACGTGTCGCCGCCTTTGGGAAGGTATACGAACCCCTCAACGGTTGCCAGTTTCGCAAGCAATGCTTCATACGACATGTTCCAGACGACTTCATGTGATTTGTTGGTGTCAATGCACCAGCGTTCAGCGTCGTCGAGGCCCTTAATCCACGACTGCGAACCCAGGACAATCCAACCTTTGCGCTCGCTGGTCTTTTGTCGCAATTTGCAAATGGTGTCGAGCGTCGCTGAACTGAAAACGCTGGATAACACAACGTTTGACTTTTCGGCAAGAAATGGAAATGCAGTGACGTAGCGGTCCATCTGAGCCTGTGACATCCACCACAAACCCATTGAACCGTAGTAGAAAGCGCTCACCATCTTGCCGTTGACCTGATTCACGCAATCACACGGCGTGCCCTCGACGCTGAAATGCTTTTCAGGCGAGCGATACTTGCAGTATTTGTAGTCGTACTCCAGCACCGAATATCGCATGTTGCCGACGATGCTGGGGATTAGTTGTGGGTTGAGCTGCGAAAAGTTCCCGAAAATCCAAAATTTTTCGTGTCCCTCCTGGAGAAGGTCAAGAGTGACGTCTTTGGAATGCAATTTGAAGACTGAATATGGGCTGGAAGTTATCAGAGCCTCCGACGTGAGTTCCGCGCCTCCGACATAATCTTCGACAAATAAATCACTAACGAAAATGACTTCAGCCGTGACCGGGATGTTGATTTTTGTTCCGAAGACGCTGCTGTTGAAATCAAAGTGCTGCACAGTGTAATCTTAGACCCTACCTTGTCGACTGTTCACTGTAAGAACTAATTTGAGAATCTTCGCATGCGTCATACTTAAGAACACTGTAGCATCTCGCTCAATGTCCATTTGTTCTGTCTAGCTTAGATCTGTCTAGAGACTAGAGGAAATTAAGATTTAAAAGAACAGAGAACTTAAAGAGCCCGTAGGAGCGCGCGCGATGGGTAAAGAATCACGACCACCCCAAACTCCCTTCAAAAAGGCACGTAGGAATGTGACGTCGCCTTTTGAAGAACGTATGCTTTCTCAGCTTGATTCTCAAGACAGAATTTTAGAACGCCTTGAACAAAAACTCAATGCTCCCGTGCTCAATGGCGGTTTCGAAGATTTGACTGCAAAAGTCACTAAGATTGAATCTGTTCAAGAAACAATGCGAGAAACGCAAAAGGGGACTAGTTCACAGGTCGCCGACATACATGCACTCATTTATGACCCTGAAAAAGGAATGTATGTCACCGTCAAAGACCATGGTCGGTGGATTACTAAGTCAAACAAGATATACACTTGGACCTTAGCTCTTTTTGTGACTGGAACGCTAACAGGTATCGGCAAATTTCTTTATGATATTGTCACAGGACACATCGCGTTCAAACCTTGATACGATGTTTCGGTGAGTGAAGCGATTGACACGTCATTGAAGAGAATCGTCCAGTGCCTGTTGTCGCTGAGCGATGCGGAGAAATTCGTCGTCCGGGTCGATGGCCGACCAGTCATTCATCCGCGGATGCAATCATTGTTCAACGTCAAGTTTGCAGCTGACATCGATTGTTCGTTGTACGAAGTTGTCATGACCCATGCTCTTGCAGCTGAAAAATTGGGGCCTGGAGGCTTCACTCGGACCCTTGAATTGGTTCTAAAAAAATTCGCCAAGTCGGAAGATGAATGTCTACAACAATTCACCGCTATTTCACGAGTTCCATCTGAACTTCAATTGATGGACTTAGTCCAGCGACATAGCGCCCGGGGCGGGGTGAAAATTTCAGCCATGTTGCGACGAGCCTTGGAGTTGGGCGGATTCGGCGGCAGAATCATCATTGAAAAGACGTCATCATCGGTGCCGTCAGTAGAACTCGTCAGAGGATACGCCTTTGAATTGCAACAACTATTGCCAATCGACGTCAATTTCACGTCTTCTCGAGTGACATGCATCGACGGTCACATTGAAAATGTTTCAGAAATTCATCACTTGCTCGAGGCAGCCTCGAGCGCAAAGGAACCTTGTATCATCTTCGTTCGCGGAATTAGTGATGACGTCAAGCACACCCTGAAAGTCAATTACGACCGTGGCAGTTTGCGAGTGTTACCCGTCGGAGTTCGCTTTGACCTCGAAGGAATGAACACGTTGATTGACATTTCAATCGTCAGTGGATGTGATTTAGTTTCAAGTTTGAAGGGTGACCTGATTAGCTCAATCAAGTTTAATGAACTCCCTTACGTTGACCAGGTCACAATATTCAGGGGACGTACGTTAGTGACCAACGTCAACACTTCACATAGAGTTCAAGCTCACGTCAATGAACTACGGCTCAGACGTGCAAAACAAAATGTCGATGACGTGGGTGTCTTGTTGGACAAACGAATCAAATCGTTGTCTCCCAATCACGTTGTCATCAGATTGCCTGACGACAAAGACCTGGTCACTAATTCTCAAGCGATTGACTATGCACTTCGCGCACTAAAGTCAGCTGTCGACCATGGCGTAACGCCAGAGGGCGAACTTGTGGCCACCGAATATGCCGCGCAAGTTCACTCAAGTCGATGTTTCAACACGCTGAGACAACTCGGCGCGTTTGTTCCTCACAGCTTGTTGTAGTCCAGCCCCGCGTCCATGAGCTTTTTGACCAGAGTGTCAATGTTGCCTCTGTTCTGCTTCAAAATGTCCTGAACTTTTGTCTTCGCCGCGGCGAAATTTTGTTGAGCGCCACCACCTGAAGGTTGAGGTGTAGATTGACCTGTTGGTACGCTGTTGGTTGATGCTGTCGGGTCTGTTGCGGGTTGAGGTGGTTGAGTCTGTGAAGCTTGCTTAGTTGGGTCTGCAAATGCAGACCCCTTGGTTTCTACGTTTCCTTGGCCGTCGACCGAAGCTTTCAAGTCAGGGGCAATTTCTGCAGCCTTTGCACCCGAATTGATGCGTTTCGCAACTGTTGAAAACACTCGGATGGGTGCTTGGATGAGTTCTTGAGCCAATTCTTGGCTGCTGATGTATGGAACCTTTTTGAAGACTCCAAAAATTCCGCCGGGAGACAGTGCTTTTTGAAGTTGAGCGACGATGTTTTTTAACTTGCCTTGAATCGCTACGTCATTGTCGGCTTCATTTTGAGTTTCGTGCTGGTCTGCTCCGTTGGATTTTGAACCTAAGACTGAGTCGTCTGCTCGTTGTCCACTGGAACCTGCACCATTCGTTTTTGAAGCAGCCAAGACCGTAGCAAGGCTCTTACTCAAGTCAACGTTTTTGAGGTCAACGCCATTGTTTTTGAGAATGACGGGAATCTGTGAAAATCCCTTTTCCAGTGCGTCAGCGAAGGTCGCGACCTTGACGATGGGATTGTCAATGCCGACCAATTTTTTCATTTTCGTCCACGCCGCGGCGATGGGACCGCCCGCAGTGTACTTGTTGATTTCGGCCTGTGCTTGTTCAATGGCCGCACTCAACTTGGGCAATTCTGGGACTTTGATGCTGTTCAATTTTTGCACGATTGCAGAAACTTTGTTCAGGTCTTGGTCGTTCATTGCTTCAACGAGCAGCTGCGCCGCCCGATGTTCTCTGAGCAATTGACGGTTTGCTATTTGGGCACGTTCCTGAACCAGTGTGATTCGTTGGATTTCGTACCTCTCTTTGAGCGTTCGTGCCATGTTCAATTCACTCCGCTGTTTACTGAGTCTAAGTATGTACCTACCATTGATGAAGGTACCACATGAGCAAGCAGAACCCTCGTAATCAAATTGACAAGGCATCACTGTCGTTCTTAGACAGCATCAAAGACACGGTGAATGCAAATATCATGACAGCATCAAGGTCAATCGTCAAATTAGAACCAAACGACCTCGCGAAATTGATGACAATCATTAATGCTTCGGTTGAAGAGGGTTTTCACCGAGCGGCTCGAGTTTTTTCGAAGTCGGTTGACGTTGCTATCGCCGCGGCCGAAGACGATTCTTGGAAACAGGGCAATGCTGACTCGGGGTCACCCACATTTCCATCGCTTACGACTAAATCTAAAAAAAAGCACGATTGAAATTGTTTGAAGTGCTGGGTCGAGTCTGGAGAAATTTTTGAATGTCGACTGGTCTCAAACATCTCATCACGTGTCGGTGTGTGCTTCCGCAGTTCAAGCGTGCACCCAATCCTCCTCAACATCAATTCACTGTGTTTTCTGTGATTGATGACGCTGGCAACGTGCAGCCGAAATTTTCACAGTGTAACAATTGCGGCATATGCCACAAAGTCATCGACGTGTGTCGTTCGGAAGTCGTGTCACGTGAAGCCATGAGTTCAATACCGACCATCGATGATGTTAAGATGGGAATGGCACCACAACTTGTTAGTGCTCTCGAAGGGGTCGATGCTGACTTATCAACTTGGGAAGCAGCACAATTCATTGTTGAAAATCAGCAATGGGGAGCGTTTGTTGTCCTAACGACTGATGAAGAGGACGGAATGAGGCAAGGCAAATACGTTCGCATTTTGGGGGAAAATATGTTCAAAATCGAAACGTTCGCTCGAGAGGAAATTGTCAAGTGACTACACTGTTGTACGGCGAAGCTCAATCAGAAAAGCGCGCCGCTGAAAATATGGCGTGTAGGCAAGTCGTGCACGAAATTAGCAATTTCGGATTTAGTCAACGACAACTGCTGCTCATCATTCATTTGTTGGCCCTCGAATTAGAAAACGTAACACATATGCGTGCAATCAATCAGCTCGTTCGTTCGCTAAGTGACAACGAAATGTTCTTGATTGGCAATCCAGAACCTGACCAAGAAATCAAGGGAGCACCTGATGGGACGTCAAACATTTGAAGCTAAAAACGTTGGTGATGAATCGCAGGGCGTCGAGCAAATTTCCGCAGCGGTTTCTCAGACAGACAGTTCACGCATGGTATTTCTTCACGGCGAAGTGACAGAACACGTCATTGCTCAAGTCATTGCGCAATTATTGCACTTAGCACATGTCAGCAAAATGCCTATTCATCTCATTGTGTCAACGTATGGCGGTTCAATTGATGAAATGTTCAGTTTATACGATTGCATCAAATTTCTCCCGTGCCCAGTTCACACTGTCGCATTAGGAAAAGTGATGTCTGCAGGGGTGCTATTGCTTGCGTCTGGTGTAAAAGGGAAACGTCTCATTGGTGCGTCTGCACGTATCATGATGCATCCTGCGTCGGGAGGAGTCGTGGGCAACGTATTTGAAGTCGCCAATCAATCTCAAGAATTGACTCGACTTCAAAATCAAATGGTCAATGCACTCATTGCTGAAACGAAAATGACCGCGGAAACGATTGGCAAGGTGATGAATCCAATGCTCGATTTCTACATTGATGCTAAACAAGCCCTCGAATTCGGCATCGCTGACAAAATCATCGGTTCTTGACAAACAATCACCGTGTAGAACGTCAATTGTCGTAGTACGATGAGTCACAAATGACTCACTATGACGTTAAGGCGTACTTTCCTTTTGATGCTGTACGTCCTGAACAACGTAAGGCGATTGAATTTGCACTTGATGCGTTCTTGGCACAAGGGAAAAAGTTTGTCATTCTTGAAATTGGCACTGGCGGTGGTAAGTCAGCGATTGGCATCACCGTAGCGCGGTTTCTTGCTGAACACGGTGGGACCACGTACGGTGATGAAATTGATGGCGTCAAGCAAGAAACGTCGGGTGCCTACGTCCTGACCACACAGAAAATTCTGCAGTCACAGTACATGGATGACTTTGGTCCATCGTCTGGGAAAAACTTGATGAGGTCGCTCAAGTCGGCTAACAACTATGGTTGTAGGTTCTATGAGGACATGAGATGTTCAGATTCACGTCGATTGCTTAAACAACTCGGTAAGCAATTGAAGGGTTCAGAATTTCACAAGTGTTGCACCCAAGCATGTCCGTACACACTCGACAAGGAAGAGTTCTTGGAATTTCCGATCGGCATCACTAACTTTTCGTATTTTCTCGCCGAAACGATGTATGCTAAGCAACTGACGCCGCGGTCGTTATTAGTCATTGATGAATGTCATAATATCGAGAATGAATTAGGAAAGTTCATTGAAGTGTCATTTTCCGAACGATTCGCTCGGTCGCTCGGTTGCAAAATTCCAAAATTGGACACCGACGCAGCAGTCTTTGAATGGATAAAAGGCTCTTACAAGAAAGCTGTCAGTAAGGCCCTTCGTGAAATGGAGAAAAAGTTGTCTCAGGGCTTTGTTGACGGAGGTCATGAAGCCTCTGGAATGAGTGAGACCAGCAAGCGATACGAAATGCTCGACAAGCACATCTGCAAGGTCAATCGATTCATTGAGGCGTACGACCCGACAAATTGGGTGATGAACCCGGTGAAGGCGCCTCCGGGCGAAGCTCGCGGCGGCCGCAAATTCGAATTCAAACCTGTTGACGTATCATCATATGGAAATGAACACTTGTACCGATTTGGTTCTCGAGTAGTGATGATGTCTGCGACGGTCGTCGATAAGGACACGTTCTGTAAATCGATAGGGTTAAATTCAAACGACGTTGCGTTTTTGCGCATTCCATCGCCCTTTCCAGTGGCAAATCGCCCCGTTCACTTTTTGGACGTAGGAAGCATGAATCGAGCGAACATTGACAATACTTTGCCCAAAATGGCTCAAGTCGTTCAACAGCTTCTCGAAGGACACAAAACTGAAAAGGGCATAATTCATTGTGTTGAAGGTTCACAGAAGGTACACATGTTTGACAATTCACAGAAACCACTTTCTGAGATTGAAGTTGGTGATTGCGTTGTTTCATGGGATGAAGCTGTTCAAGAGTTTATTGGTCAACCCGTTACAGCGGTTTATGACAATGGTGAACGTGATTGTATCGAGTTACAGTTCGAGAATGAGCGATTAGTGTGTACGCCCGAGCACCTCATTTTCACTCAAAATCGAGGGTGGGTATGCGCAGATGAACTAACTGAAGAAGATGATATCCTTGACATAGTGCACCGTACCTATTAGCATGTCGGCCCATGCCTTACCACGGTTGTTACAGATTGGTGAATTCGTGCTGAACAAGGACGAATTCACATTAACACATGCATATCAGCGCAAAGATAGTTCAGGGCGTAAGCGCCGCATTGAGTATGCATGTGATGAGTGTACAGACGTGTATGTCACAATGCTACGTGATGAGGTGATGAAAGATTATCCATGGTTGTGTAGAAGTTGTCGGTCGAAGAAATTGTGGCAAGTTGAATCATATAGAAAAGCAATCATGAACGGCATAACTGATGAAACACGACAGTTCCGTCGATTGCAAAGGTCAGTTCTTGCGAAGAAGATGTGGGCCGACCCAACGAAACGTGCGAATCTTTGTCTGAAGTTACGACGTAGACCAGCGTCGGTGTATTCAAAGGCTCGAAGTGTGATACGTCGAAGTCAAAAAATCGCTCATTGGTTGACGGGTGAAGAATTGATTTGTGTTGGTAGCTATGAATTTGCCTTTGTCAATTGGTGTAACGCTAATCACATTGATTTTGATTGGCAAATTTCACATCGGATGCCTGATGAACGGCAATATATCATTGATGCTTTCGTCAAAACTGGTGAGTTTGCGAACACGTGGGTAGAAATCAAGGGTCGATTATTCGGTATTGGTAAAGAAAAGTGGGAATGGTTTCATGCAGAACATCCAAACGATTCACAGCTTTGGACTAATGACGTGCTCAATCAGAAAGGCATCAGCGTAAAGTGATGAAGTTACTAGGGAAAAAGAGTGTGGGTAAACGTCATGTCTTTGACATCACAGTAGAACGAACGCATAATTTTGTGGCATCAGGTGTCGTCGTGCACAATTGCGTAAATTATCGAGTTGCCAAGTACCTCGTGGACACGATTAAGTCACCGCGGTTGCTGATGCATGATGCACAAAATCGTGAAGACATGATTGAATTTCACATGCAAAGCAAGGACCCGACCGTCCTCATCAGCCCGTCGATGACAGAGGGCGTTGACCTCAAGGACGACGCGAGTCGGTTTCAAATTTTGTGCAAGGTCCCTTTTCCATACTTGGGCGACCGGGTCATTCAGTTGCGCGCCGCTAAAAATTCAAATTGGTACTCGTGTCAAACTGCAAGGGCCGTGATTCAAGCCTTAGGACGTTCTGTTCGTAATGACACAGACCATGCTGTTTCATACATTCTCGACAGTGACTGGCAGCGCTTTTATCGGTCGAATCGAAACATGTTTCCGAGTGAATTTTCAGACGCTTTGAGTTAGTTCACCGTCGCGCGCTGCGACCCCTTTAGTTTTACGAGTGACTGCGAGCGGTATACTTACTTGCAGGAGGATTACCTAACATGAATGACAACCAAGTGATTGCAAAGTGGACTGAATTGAAGGCTCTCGTGGACGTCCTTGAACTTGACATCGTCAAGAACGCAAAGGGAAATGCTGCGGCAGGCGTCCGAGCTCGCAAGAGCATGCGTGACCTGAAGAGCAAGACTGCTGAGCTCGTCAAGCTTACTGTTGAACTTGACAAGGCCAAGCGCGCAGAAAAGCCCGTCAAGACTGAAACGGTCTGACCTACTTTTCAAAATTCACGATGACAAGGCCCTGGCAAAGCATGCTGGGGCTTCGTCGTTTCAAGCAGCCTATTTACTTCGCAGGAGATACTACAGATGCCATCGAACCGCGCCATCCTTAGAGACATCAGCGACATGGGTTTAGACCCCGCAGTTGCTTACACGAGAACTGCCAGCAACGGTCGATTGGGTCATCGCTCTGATGATTCAGGTGTCACTGTTGTTCATGAAACAAAGCACGTCAAAGAACCGACGAAGGTCGTTGACGTCGTCAAACCAATCGTCGATGTCACCAAATCTCAATCACTTCCGAAGCCTGAAGTCAAAGTTGAAAAAGTTGTAAATGACGGCGTTGTCGAAGAAAAAGTCGAAGTTTCAGTTGGCAATCTCAAGATTGAAGTAGAGGTTCCTGTCGTTTCTGATGTTTCTTCGAATGAAGTTGAAGAAAAAGTTGACGAAAGCGCTCCAAAAGCGGATGAAGATTTGCCTGAAATCCCGGCGGGTGAAGACGTCCTCGTCCTCGCCAGCAGCAAGAAAATCAAGGCTAAAAAGGCCGTGAAGCCCGTCGTCTGATTAACTGACCGACCTGATTTTTTCGAAAATACTCTTTTCAATTTGACAAATTCTCATCCTTGTCAGTCCGTAAATCTGACCGATTTTTTGGAGAGTGTGGGCACCATTTTGTGCAGTAATCATTACACAGTTGTGACCTTCGCGGTGGTCAATCCAGTGAGGACAACGTTTTCTCTGACAGTCGATATTTTGCTGTGAATGAGCGACAAAACATGTCGTACCGTCGATTACTCGATTAGATGATACGAGTGTCAAGTGCTTCTTGTTGTCTTTCATCAGAATAGTCCTCACCAGCTCCAGTTGATATACAGTCATCCTACAGTCAATCAGTGTACAAGAAACATGTATGAAATCGTTACGACCAAATGAGACGCACTAAGTGAAGGTTCAACCTTCAGGAGAGCAGATGACCATCAAGAAAACGTACGTTCTCGACACTAACGTTTTGCTCATCGATCCGAATTCAATTTTTTCTTTTCAAGAACACGACGTCGTCATCCCAATGGTGGTGTTGGAAGAGCTCGATAGGCAAAAGAATCGACCAGACGAAGTGGGTCGGAACGCTCGATTGGTCACTCGTTCACTTGACGACCTTCGAGAAAAAGGTAGTCTGTTCAAAGGCGTGCAACTACGTGACGGAGGCACGCTTAAAGTCGTGAAGCACGTGATGACTTTGAAGCTCCCTCTCGACCTTCAAGGTGACAAGCCTGACAATCTCATCATTGCTTGTGCCCTAAATTTGCCGGGTTCAATCTTGGTGACAAAGGACCTCAACGTTCGAGTCAAAGCAGACAGTTTGGATGTCCCGTGTGAAGATTACCTCAAGATGAGGGTTGCTGATGACCCTCAAAAATTTTATCGCGGCGTCGACGTCGTCGAACTACCTGAAGAACTGATGGACGGTTTCTTTAGGGCGGGCAAGCTCGAAGTTCCTGAGCAGTACCTCAATGGAAAGAAACTGTATCCCAACCAAATCGTGGTCATCAAACATGTGTTGGGCGACCAGACGGTAAAATCTGCTATCACTCGCTGCACGTCTCCGGGTTCAATTCTCATTCCAGTCGCCAAGATTGAACATGCCTACGGTTTGAAACCTCGAAACAAGGAACAAATTTTCTCTCTTGATTTGTTGTTTGATGAAAATATCAAGTTGCTGACGTTGGTGGGCCCAAGCGGTACTGGTAAAACATTGTTGGCTCTCGCGGCGGCCCTCGACCAGCTTCGCGGCGCTACCGAACCCGCAATGGCACGTTATGACAAGCTCATCGTCACTCGGCCAGTTCAGCCTGTAGGAAAAGACATTGGATTTCTTCCAGGAACGATGGAAGAAAAGATGGAACCTTGGATTGCTCCCGTGAGAGACAATCTCAACTTTTTGATGGACAACAAGCGTGGTCGTCCGAAGCGCAGTAAGCGCGGGTCTTCTGGACAGGACGTAGAAAAATCAAACGAAAACATGTACCTTGAAATCATGCAGGAAAAAGGCCTCATTGAGATTGAGGCAATCACGTTCATCCGTGGGCGCTCGATTCCAAATGCGTTCATTGTCATTGACGAGGCACAGAACTTGTCGATGCACGAATTGAAGACCATCATCACCCGAGCGGGGGAGGGCACTAAAATTGTTCTGACGGGTGACATTGAACAAATTGACAATTCTAATGTCGATGTTTTCACCAATGGTCTGTCGTATGCAGTAGAAAAATTCAAGGAACATGCCATTTCCGGGCACGTAACGCTCATAAAGGGTGAGCGCAGCGCGCTGGCAACGTTAGCGTCTCAAATTCTGTGATGGTCTTGGTTCGCGAGCCAGGTTATATTTGCAGTTGAAATGTCTGGCATCCTCGACAATAAACAGCGCATCATTGACACGGTCATCACTACTGAAGGCCGTCGTCAACTTGCTTTGGGTGGCATTGACATCAAGTATGTCACTTTTACTGACGGAGCGACTTTCTACAAGGCTGACCTCGTCAGCGGTTCACAGGACGCCACTCAGCGCATCTACTTTGAATCATGTCAATTGCCTCAGGATGACATCACATTTCAGGCGGATGACCAGGGCAACCTGCAGACGTTTCGCAACAGTGATAGCATTCCGTTAGCAGGCGGCCAAATTCTTGACTATTCGTTTGCAGCCATCTCGAGTTCTGTCATAGCGGCCGGGTCACCAGGTCTACAGACGACTACGACGTTGCGAGGAACTGCATTTTCTGACGCATCTGAAAAATTGCTGGCGTCATCAGCTGACAACTTTAGCAAATTACGCATCATTGCGTCCGTCGATCCAATTTTTGAGGATGATGCGTTTGGACTGGGACCCAACCAAGTTGCCTTTACAATCAACTCGACTCGACCTATTCAAGACCCTGCACAATTCGCGACACACATCAGCGCGCTCGACAGTCTATTTTCTGACCCACGCTTCAGCAATCAACCCAATTTCAAATACTTGCCGCCAGTCAACAAGTTGTCAGATCGGTCGTTGGACAGAAGCGACCCTCGGGCGATGAGTCCGCATTTTTTAGGATATTTCAAACCTTGGGGGCGAACTCAAGTTGATGGTCTGACGTACGCGCAAACAGTGTCAGAATTGCAATATTACCAGAACTTAGGGTACATGCAAACCATCAACTTTGACCCTACGTCAGGTGGTAATAGGTTGGTCGGACAATTTTTTGAAAAGAGTGCTGGGTCACTTCGCAAGCTCGACGTCATCGATTACGGCATTCATTCAACGGGAAATCAAAGTTCACCCATTGAACACATTTTCTTTGTGGGTAAAGTCGAAGTTGATGAAAAGGGTACTGATACCTTTTTGCACCTCTTTACGTTGGTTTTTGGGAGCTGATGCATGTATTTCAGATTTCAAAATCAAGCGCAAGTTCTCACAGTTGAAGACGATTTTGCCAGATTGGTCGCAGTGCTGGACAACGGGGACTTGCAATTCGAATTTACGTATTCAATTTCTCAAAGCGATGTCATCAAGTACAACGCACAAAAAGTTACAATCGACGTTGAAAGCAGGAACATTGCAAAAAAACAGTTGTTAGGAGCTTCGCAAAGAGGAGCTGTGGACACTGCGGCGCTAGTTCAGAACATTCGAACAGCAATCACTGACGCTAAATCAACGCTTCAACAACAGACCAAATATCAGATTGCATCACGTGACAGTGATATCACTGCATACATCAACGCAGACGTAATTCCGCAACTCCGTGCGCGCGCCCCCACGTCTCAAATTCCATCATTCAATCGTCCCAGGCTGACGTCAGTTTCGGCCGCAAGTGTCAAACGAAACAATGATTCACAACCTGTGTTACATCGCGTGGCAAATTCTGCTGTCGTACCAGACTTACAGACCACGTTGACCGCATCAATGAGCGTCATTCCTCAGGAACTGATGCATGATATGATTACGAGGCAAGGTTTAGACCCATCATACGCGTTGCAATTGACGCCCCGAGCAATTTCGGAAGATTCATCACGCGGCGGTTTGTCAAATCCTCAACAGGCCATTGAATTAGTCACTGACCCGGCGTCTCAATTACTCAATTTTTACTTGTTTCCGCCCACTGCTAACGTACCGCCCACAACAACCGATGATGTAGTCGATACCGACATGGTGCAAGTGATGCAGACGGTGTCTAGTGACGAACTTGACATTCCGTGTCAAATTACGCTTCCAAATTCACAATTGTTCGCTGCTTCAACTCCAATCACGCAAGTGTTTGTCACTTTCAACCTAATTGACCCAAAGACTAATTTGGCAATCGATTCCATCACAAAAACGATTGATTTGACCAAGTACATTCATGTGTACTATACGCCCAGAGTTCCGCCCGTGATGAAGGCTTCTTCGTCGCCAACTTCTATGACTGTCAGTTTAGAAATTAAACAAATTGACCCGGGCGCGACTGGCATTCAACTTTATAAGAAGTCGTTCTGGACGTCATCGACAGAAACAGATGATTATTCGTTGATTGGCTCATATAACGTGACGGCCCGTGACCAATCATTGTTGGTTTACGTCGACCAACCCACAAAATCGCCCGTCATGTACCGAGCGATTGCGATGGGCCAACAATCGATTCAAGGGTTTGAATTCACAAATGTCATTGCCCGGGCGGCCCGTTATACGCCTGTCCTCGCCGTAGCATTGACTGCACAGCAGCTTGACACAGGCATCCAGCTTGAAGTTAGACATTTGCCAACGAACGCGGTCGCAGTCATGTTTTTACGGTGGAATATGACGACGTTTGATGACCAATTTACCATCGCTCCTGTTATTTCTGTCTTTGATAGCGTTCCAATTCAATCAATGAATGAACCGACTGATGCGCCAAATGCAACTGACGTTTCATTCATTGATGATGCCGCCCGTCAGTCTGACATTTTGACGACAGTGGACACTGACGTCGCGGATGGAAATATCTATCGTTACGTCGCTCGTGTAATTTATCGCGATGGCGCGACCAATGATTACGGTGACGCAACGTTGGCTTTCGTCCAACCAGCGCCTGGTCAAGTTGACACTTCAATCGTTGACGTTGTGGTCACACACGCCGCGGCGGTTCCAAACGTCACGTTCAACATAACAACGTCAACGATTGACACAGATATTGATGCTGTCAAACAGATGTTGGACAATCAAGGAATGACACAATTTTTTCAAGGAGACTTGCAGGCCCAACGTGACCAATTGATGAACTTGATTGCGCATAGCGTGGACCGCGTTGACCTCAGCACAGGAATCCGTGAAAGTTTTGGCATTTTGACCGTGTCACAATTTGACGATGTTTCATTGGGAAAAGGACTGTCAGTCAGCCCGTTACAATACGGTCATAGATACAGATACGAAATTTATCCTCTGTTGAGAGCGGCTGAAACGATGTTCGACCAACTGGTCAAATCAGCCATTGATTCAACGACGCAAAAATCTTACAGTTTTTCGCCCGCCAAATTTTTGCATCCATACACCTTGTCACGAGGTGTCATTGTCACGTCTGATGGTGTCCGTCAACGTACGGCAAAAGACCCCATGTCATTTGGTGTCGTGGGTTCAATCACCACGACAGAAGTTTCATTCGATGATGACACTGCGACAATCACTAATTTGACTGCGGCAAATTTCGACCGCGTGACCAACGTTATCACTTGGCAAATTTTAGGAAACTTGTCACAAGTTGACCATTTCATTGTGATGAAACAAGTTCATGGTATCAGAACCGTCATCGGGAAAGTTCATTCAGAATTTGCAAATGGCGCTTGCCAATACGTTCACTCTCTGTCTACGCATGACGTAGGCTCATTGAATTACGTGGTCATCCCTGTCTATTCAGACTACCGAGTCGGGTCAGAATCATCATCCAATTCATTGATTGTTGAGGCGCCATGATTTCTACCATTCGAGCAAATAATGGGTCGTTCGCAAACTTCGGAAGCGTAGTTCTTCAACCCCAACCTACGTCCTCAGTTGCACACGCAATTACGACACAAACGTCAATTCTGGCTACGTTGGCCTCCGACGTTTTGCCCGTCAGACAAGTTTCATTACCTGTGCAAGTGTTGTCAGTTTCACCTGCAAAAATTACGCAACTCATCAATCCGTCATTGTCAGCTATCGTTGCGCTGATGACAACTCCCGCTGCTACAAAAAAAGTCGTGACGTTGAGGTTACCCATCACAAATATTGTGCCAACATATGGCCTAACGTTGGACGCTGGCAGGACGTATGACCCCAGAACAACGCAAGGATTTGTCAACACGGCAACGAAATTTCAACCTTATGAACAACTCACGGGAATTGCACAAGAGCGCCCAGAAGTCGTGATGTTGACCAACGTACAACCGTTGTTCAATGCTTCCGTTTCATCGACTGCACCTAACTTTCAAGATGCCATGGAGGCCGCAGGTCTTTCGCAATTCATGACTGACGCAGGCAAGTACGTTGATGCACAGTTCAACATGAGAACAATCAGCGTTGCCAATGTCAACCAGAGCATCAATGGTCTTAGCTCTCAGTACGCGAACATAAATCAGCAAGTAGCCCAACGTTCAGCTGATTTCACGCAAGCGCTCACTGTGTTACAAGGTAATGCGTCGTTCTTACTAAATCTGGTCCGAATCATTGAAAGTCAAAAGAGTCAACTCGATTTACGTAATGATTTGTACATCATTGATTCTCAGGAAATGGCGACCTACATGGTCACCAACTTTAGTCAACAACATTTGTCGATTTCACCTACCAATGCAGCGTTAGCGCTACAGTTGTTGGTTTCTGCGGGTAGTCGTGCAACATTCACAGTCACTGACGTATTGGCTGATTTAGGGTATGCGACTGACAGTGTGACTAACGTATTTGCATCAACAAAAATTTGGATGCAACTCTTGGTTGAGTTGAAGACAATTTTGCAATACCATTCTCAGCGTTTCATTGATGTCACGCCCACGTATCAAAATAATGACACGAATCCGACGACTGTATTGACTCCTCCCGTGAGTTATTTTTCACTCTCTTCTAATCTTCCTTCGTTGCCATCTCTCAATGAACTGGTCAGCTTACAAGCCGCCAACGCTTCGACGACAATAGGACAATTGGTGCCAGCTTTTGCGGCAATTTATCAGAACGTTACGTTTAAAACCGAAGAAGCACGAATTGCTGCTCTTGCGCACTTGGTTTCACAAGAGTACAGATATTCATATGCTTTGACGCGGTCTGCTGTCATCGCTGCGTTACAAAATTCATTTGGTTATGCTGTGGCAACGCAAGCAAACACTTCAGTCTTCGATGCAATCATCGGCAATTTTGGTAACAATATCACAGATTTTTCTTCGGCTGAAAATTGGACGCTTGCTGGACTCGCGCAGCAACAACCTCAAACTTCAGCAACTTCCACAGGTGTGCTTACGTTTGAAACTAAATACGTTGAAGGCGATACGGGCACTCTAACGCCTGGGGGAGACTATTTCTTCGATCAAATTTTGCAAACGGATGGGACGTCATTCAATACCAAAAATCTCGACCAATTGACTTCGGCATTAAACACAAAACTGAATCAATTTGCCATCATTGCTGATGGTTTTAACATGATGTGCATCCCAGCTCAACCTAATCAGGCCACGCCCGGAGTTCCCATCGATTCACAAGACAGCTTTCTGAACAATGGAACTGATGTTGCATACGCGTTGATTTCGCAACTCATCAATCCCAGCACTGGTCAAGCTCTGAACACAATTATCAATGACCCATTAGCAGCCATCTACGACCAGGCTCGAACCGACCCGACAGTCAAGACTATTCTGTTTCTGTACACTCTGAGCAAGGTCGCACGAGCCTATGGAGTCAATGTGCCCTTTTTGGCTTCGTCGGCGCGGGGCGACAATACGCCGCTCGTCAATTACCTCATTGATACGCTGGTCACCCAGTTAGAAAACACGATTGAGAAACAAAATCCATCAAATGTTTTCCAGGTGAACAGTAGCATCACCATCATTCAAGTCTCAACAAATAACGTGGTGTCAGCGATGACGGCAGGTACCACGTTAACGTCGATTGTTGAGCAGTACATGAGTGAAATATTGGCACAATTTCGTCAACGAACGTCCGCAATTAACGCTGCTAACTACACGGTATACAGCGGCGTCCTGGACACAATCATTGCCATGGCAGCTTTTGATTTCGTTATTTCTGCTGTTGCTCGATATGGCAATCAATCGTTGGTGGGAGTTGTGCACAGTTCTTCTGGGCAACCTTCATTTGTCATCTCGCAGAACTCCACGAGTCATAGCGTGTCATTTAATGAATTGACGCAGCGGCTCGCGGGTGAAGCAAATTTGACACGTGAATTAGTCATGACAATCACCAATGTCCTCAGGCGGTTGGGCGGGTCACTGACGGGCGCGAGCAATGTTTTCAATAGTCCAACGACACAGTCATCATTGCAACAAATCGCCTTGGCGATTAACAACCAACAATTATTGGGAATGTTGTTGAATGAACAACAAATCATGTTACTGGCTTCGACTGTCGCTAGCTTGACGGTCGCTAGCGCGCCGAGCGCCACACAAGCTCCTAGCAAGAATGCAACAAATTCATCCAGTGACATCGCTGTCCTTGATGAATCTGACGTGGCCCCTGCCATGCGCGCCGCGGTACTGGGTTATTTTGGTCAAGGTGATTTGGCGTCGACAGAAGCTCTCAACAAGCGTATTTTGACCGTTGGAATTCCATTAGGATTTACGCAACGGATGAAGCAAAAAGTCAGCATTCAAAATCAGAAGCGTTCCACGTTTGAGAACAAACGGAATGACATCGTCAATGTTACAATCTACAAAGTTGACCTTCAGAATTCTGATATCGTCTATCAACCCTTACGATACATGTTTGAAATGGCGAGATTTCCGCTTCGATACGGTACGTCGCAGTGGCTGCCCATACCCGACCAACCGACGTTGGCTGACATCATAAATGCAATTCCAACTCAGTGTTACAGTCAAAGCCCAGACAGCAGCACAGCTACTGCAATTTCTGCAGGAGTTGAATATGCGTCCACGGCGATTGCGGGTTCATCAGGAATTACAGGCGCAATCGCGGCATTTGACGACCCGTCGTATGCGTTCTTGACGGCGAATGAAAAGGCGCAAATACTCAACAATCACACCGTTAGTCAATTGTTGGAAACTTACATTAAGTTGATGACGGGGATTGATGTTGCTGAATACAACTACGACATGGTCGCTCCTCCTGCGCCAGTGTCTAGTGTTTTCATCACGACGCTAGTCAATCAATTGGTTGCTCAAATTGTGCAAAATGCATCTGCTTCGGGCACTGACACTCGAACTAAAAATTCATTGACAATTCAACAAGTCGGAGGAATTTTATTTTCAACGACTACCGCAAAAGCAGGAGGAAATATTGCAACCGCGACAACGCGGAAAAAAATGCTTAGTAATCCGTCAGGCGTTGCGGGTCAAGTCACCGCCGCGGCGTTGTATCGCAGTGCGAATATGCCCAATCCTAAGGTAGTGACGCTCGAACAACAACAAGCTGCAGGAAATGTTGACACTCTTCTCGACGCGCTAGGAACTGATGACGTTGAATTGATGATGGCACACTTACAGTCAATTTCACAATTTGCCAACATGTTAACGTCACTTGCTGACACTGATGCATTGAATTCAAAAGTGTTGACGCCCAAACAATTTGACAGAGTGTTCAATGTGTTGGTCGATCCACGTGATTTTCAAGTTGATGTTGCTAAAACAATTGCAACTCCATTCGGTCAGTCGGCATTGAACCTCTTGTTACAATCGGGCGACATCGTTCCCAGCGATATTGATTCTACCAGCACAGCGATTCAAGCGACCGCGGCGTACCAATTGCAGGCCACTGAAACAATATTGCAAGGACGAGCTTTCCCGCAAGGGAGCACAGCGCCTAATATCAATTCATATGCATTTAGAGAACGTGACAAGGGTCAAGGTGACCTAATTGCTGACAAATATTTTGTGACGATTGAGACGTACGGTGAGGACGAGACATGAGCATATCACAACCCTCACACGAAATTTACGTCATTGACATCCCTGAGATAAAACAATTCACGGCGTTATACAACTACAATTTTTTCGTCCCTGACGAAAGTGTTAATGCAACGGGAGGAGTCCCCGCGAACATTTTGGCTCGACCAGGTTCAGAAATCAATTCTGATTTCATTCAATATTCTGTCACTCGAGCCCCGCGATTTGTTCAATTCAGCTGGACAATTCCTCACATTGCAGACGTTGGAAATCAAGTCACTGAACAATCGCTGCGTGATGCTGCTTTTAAAACGACGGGCGCGCAGAACGGTTCATTGATATTGGACAATGTCACTAAAATTGTTAATGAAGATTCATTTGCGAACAACAATTACACATCAATCAATTTCCACGATGGACAAATTGATGACAAGGTTCACACGTTAGTGTCAGGGACGTTGTTGTTGCAGACCATGCAACAGGAAAATGACGGAAACAACAGCTCATACAAATCAGCTCAACGACTGATTCCTCTGCTTCCCAGCGCCGTGCAACCTCACTTTGTTCTACAGGCCATGACTTCTCCCGGCCAAGCGTACGGGGCACAATTTTACGTTCCGCCCGCGACTTCTGAAGCAAAGGGACCTAAGCCGGGCTTCGCCGCGGCCTCGAACAGCTCCAGAGTGACCAGCGATTATTTTCAGCGCTTGAAGCGGGTGAAAATCAATACGCAAATTAACAACAAATTCATCAGTGACCTTGTCAATAGGACGATGACTGACCCGACGGCGCCTTCAGCGGGCGACCTGGTCAACATGCACCAGTACAGTTCACAGGCACAACACGCCACCAATGCTCGATTTTCTCCTGCTGTGTCAGAGTCAGACTACAAGTCGTTCGTGCCCTTCATCAGCGTGATGCAGTACGGAACCAATTCACACGCTCAAAAGTACGGTGCTGAAATTGTAGGTTACGTCATCGACAAGTTTGAAATTTTAACTGACGGCACGACGCAGGCCTGTTCTCCCATCGTGGTCGACAGTCCCAGCGCCGCCACCACCGCCGATTTTCAGGTCAAGTTCAATGCGAACTATTGTTACTGCGCGCGGACGATTGCGCAAATTACTATGCCCGCCATCAATGATGATGATGGTACGGTTGCAATTGTCAAGTTCTTAGTCAGCAGCAAGCCTTCCAACAATGTGTACGTCAGCACGTTGAAGCTTGATGCGCCACCACCGCCTGGTGACATCAATTTCATCTGGAATTACGAAGTTGACCCTGACACGAGTGAACCCATCGGGTTGATGGTCGTGTGGGCATTTCCCGTGACGAGCGAACGTGACATCAAACAATTTCAAGTCTTTCGTCGTGAAAATACGCAGACTTGCTTTGAATTGCAAAAGGTCTATGACTTCGATGACAGCGTCGTTCCTTTCCCATCCGCTGAAAATCCTGACCCATCGCTGGTCGAAGTGTTGAATTCTCCTGCGGCGTACTGGCGTGACGATGACTTTGATAGCACTGTCAACACTTCTGAAAAGAAGGGCCTCATCTACTCGGTGTGTGCCATCGATGCCCACGGATTGACATCGAATTATTCAGCGCAGTATAGAGTGTGGTTCGACCCCTTTCAAAATAAACTTCAAAAGAAGTTGGTGTCGCATGCGGGTGCCCCGAAGCCCTATCCTAATCTGTACCTCGAGGGTGACCTGTTCGTGAACACAATCCAAGTGCAGGGGCCCAACAGCACGCACATGCGTCTGTACTTCAATCCTGAGTACTACTATTTGTACGACGACCGCAACCGATACACTCGAGTTCTGCAGACGGTGCAGACGGGCGGCTCGTACAAGTTGCAATTTCTCAATGTTGACAATTTGAAGACGCAGGACTTGGACATCACCATCGATGACCAGACGATGATAACGTCAAATCCGATTTCCTCACCCACTGTCACCTTCGGCAAACAGCGGAAACCTCAAAAGAGCAACTCGTGACAGATGATGTAGGATTGACTGAAGCTGCTCGTGCAGTGGGCGGGACAGTTGGTCGTATTTCAGATGTCATCTATGGTCGTCGAGCTTCACATAAGGGTTATATATGGCGGTATGCTACTGAAGGCGGTCTACCCGCAGAACAGGGCTGAGGTGTAACATCGGATTCCTCGACAATAGTACAAATAATTTAATCCTTGACGCAGTCCTTACAGATGTGGGTCGTCAGTTCCTCGCTCGCAATGACGGCTCTTTCTCTGTCCACAAGTTTGCCCTTGGTGACGATGAGGTGAACTACGGCGTCATCACCAAGTACGGACGCACCGTGGGTGCTGAAAAGATTGAAAAGAACACACCCATCTTCGAAGCCCTGACGAACCAAGCCATTGCCCAGAAGTACAAGTTGATTTCGGTGTCAAATCCCAACCTCCTACGGTTGCCTGTGATGGCCCTTAGCGGCGACGCCAACGTCAATGCGCTCAACAATGTCATCACGCTGGGACGCAATACGCAGCAGACGTCCAATGTCACCATCCAGCAGACCATTCAAAATGAAACGACAATTGACGTAGAGCTGCGAGACCAAACGTTTATCGTTGACGTTCCCAACCTGTTCGTACAAGTGCTGAAGAACACTCCTGAGAACATTGATGGAAACCAGCGCGCAACGTACATTCTGACCCGGTCTCCTGCTGAAAATGCGTTCGGAGGTTCCTCGGTGCAGTTCACCCTCAGCGTAAAATCGCTGACTGATGCGCTGTTCACTGTGTACGGAACCACTGCTGACAAGACAAAAATCAAGGTCTATGCAAAAGTCACTGGCGTGCAGTCAGGTGCAGTGCAAGACATCGGCATCATCATTGACAAGAACCTGTAAAATTGTAGAACGAGTTAATTTGGTTTACGATTTGACAGATGTATCTTCGTACTGTTGAGGAATTTTACGTCAATCGACGTTGGAATACGCAGCACATTCGTCATAAAGACGTATTCAAGTGTGATGAGTGCGACATTGAATTCGCCTTAGGCCACAAGTCAGCGCACAAGATGAACGGTGCTTTGACGTTCTGTGGGAATAAGTGCAATAAAAAGAGTCGTTCGTCGGGTCAATTAGCGCAGAAGTGGAAACAGACTAAACTTGCTCGCCATGGCGTTGAATATTCATCGCAGGTATCTGGTGCAGCTGAGAAGATGATTACGACGCGTGAAATTAGAACGGGCGCTCGAGCTCCGTCTGACCCGAAGTCCACATCGAACGCACAGTTCAAAGCGACGATGATTGAGAGACATGGGGTCGAACACCTTTCAAAGTCAGCTAAAATCAAGGAGAAGAAACGTGGGACGTATCGCGATAGATACGGTGTTGATAATCCGTTTAGCGACGGGTCACCATTTCGAGACCTAGACGCGGCAGTCAAAGGTGGACAAGCTGGATACCGTGCGCTCATCTTGAAACGCGGAGATAAAATGCTCTCAAAACCTGAGGCTCTTCTTACAACGATGCTGCACCATTGGTACGGTGTGGATAACGTGCAGCAACAGGTCGAAATCCAACATGGTGGACGAAAACCATGGCTCATCGATTTTTACGTTCTACCTATTGATACCTACGTTGAGGCTGACGGTGTCTTTTGGCACGGTTTAAACATGCCGTATGAAGAGCTACATGAAAGCAGACGGTCGCAGTACGATAGAGACCGCATACAAGATGAATGGTTCAGAACATGTGGTCACAGACTAGTTAGGATTACTGACGAAGAGCTGATGGCGTGTCATAAGACCAATGATTGGTCAGGCATCGTTTCAAGGCTCGGAGGGTGAAATCACGGCGACTTTCAAAGAAATTTTACCGTCAGACATCAAGACGGCGCGCTCGTTCCTGAATCAGCTCATAGATGTTCTCCAAGAGGACATCAGCGGTTCAGTCTCGCGACGCAAGTATCAGGTCTTCGTCACGGGTGGAGTCGGTCCGGGAATCACCAGTTCGCTGTTTCAAACGGTGTACGACCAGGATTTTACTCTGCAGACAGCCAACGCCATCTTCGACATGACGGTGGGACTGCAACCTGGCGGCGCCACTGAACTCACGTCGCAGACAGGAATTGACAGCGCGGGCAAGGAATTGTTTCCCAGTTCATCATTGATGATGCGGGAAAAGATGGACGTCTACCGTCAGTTCGCTCAAGGTCTATTGGGAGACAGCACTCAAGTCTTCACGTCGCCCCTTGACAGCAGCAATCCTTCTGACCAAATCGACGTTGCGTGTTTCATCGCTTTCAAGCGCCTCTTTTCTCGTGACAGCATCAAGCGAGAGACGTTTGCGATGCAGTTCTTTCAGACTGCGTCCGCCGTCGGTCCCAACGGACAGACTGACCCGTTTCAATCGCCCGGTGTCGGCGGCGGTTCTAACTGGGTGTCCAACCTCAATTCGACCTCAATTTCAGGCAGCGCTATCTATACTGACGTCGGTGCGGCGACTAACAAGTTGACAACGTTCGGCGGTCAGGTCGGCAATGTTGTCGACAGCGCTAACACCAATCGCAATGTCGGCCTGCTGTTCTACGACCGCGGCATCCTGGTGCTCGACCTGGCTAAGGTGACCAGCGGCAGCCAGTACGTCTCTGGAACTATCGATGCCATGGCGTCGGTGGGCGCACAAACGTTGGGCGGACCTGGAACCCAGACGCAGTTTGTCTCGGCGTTTATCCCTGACTTTGTCGTCAGCGCTTCAATCGACAACATCGTCGACCACATTGCATCAGCGCGCCTGGGTTCAGGCAGCCAGACGGCGATGACGTTCCAGAACATCACCAACATCAACAGCACGTTGATTTTCTGTCGGGCCGCGGCTGACGAATTCAACTACTCCAGCAATCCGACCTACACTGACAGCACCAATCGCATCGTGGTCATTGACGTAGGTCAGGAAGATACGCAGCAGTCGTTCACCTACATCACCTCAGTTGGTGGCTATGACGCCAATGACAATCTTCTCTTCGTGGCCAAGCTTTCGAGGCCCGTGCAGAAGTCGAGCGAGAGGGACCTCACGTTAAGGGTCCGACTAGATTTTTAATCGACCATGCGCGTCTCTATAGGAGAATTACGACGTCTCATTCGTGAAGCCCCGGGAGGACGCCGCGGCTTTGCAGACCAATATTTCGTCAGTGATATTGTACCCAAATTGAAACAATCAGGTACAATTCCGTCAGGTATTGGGCAACAAATTGGGTATGGATTTGAAGCTGTTGTCTTTACGTTTGGTCATGACCGCGTCATTAGATTACATCCCACGTATGAGTACGATAAAAATCAAGCTGATGAGTTGTACCAGCGTATGAAAAATGCACCTTCTGGTGGGTTATTCGTTGAAATCTATGACGTTGGAAAGGCTGAAGGTTATGACAAAGACCGTGGAGAAAACATCGTGTTTGCGGTGTACACAATCATGGAGCGTTTAACGCCATTACCTCATTGGGCTGCTGACATTATTGACGAAGCCGTGACAAAGAAAGCGATTCCTGCCCAGTTAGACGTATCGACCGAGCTTACTGAATTTCTTCAGAAATATATCACCATGTCAATTGATCAAGATTCACGGAACGTCATGAAACGTGGCGAACAATACGTTATCATTGACCCCGAGTGATCTGAGTTAGCTTTACACCTGCAAATCAGAGCGGCGTGGTGCTAGTAATGATGATTGAAGACGAACTCAACGTGGGCTGAGAGGCCTACCTACTCTCATGCCTGCAATCGTCATCACCCTCGTCGCCGTATTTGTCATCGCTATCATTGCGGGATACATCGTTTCGTTGCTTGAGCGCGCTCCTTTTTTGGGAAGCTTTTTCAAATTAGCGCTTCAAGGCCTCGTCATCATCGTTGCCATCCTCCTGTGTTTGAGCAAACTGGGACTGTGGCATGGGTTCGGTAGCCTCGGTCACTGAGGCCATTTCTGTCATCCCACGTTGACCCACGTTTTCTTGTGTCATCGATGGTGTGGTGATATGCCATCACTGCGAGCGATTATTTGGTTCGATGAACGATGTCAGATTTGACACTCATCGAAGGGGTATAGTTGGCATGAGCGACTCGCCACCTGCATAGTTACTCCCACGGAGCCCATGCCTTCGATTTTCAAAGTTGACCCGAGCGACGTCGAGACGTTCACGGTAGTCACGAATCCAATCAGGACGTACGTATCGAGCTCTACGCAGGGTTCAACGGGTTCTGTATTTTTGTTCGCTCACAGGTCGTCCACGCAAAAGGACGTCCAACCTGATTCATCGTTCGTTGAAAGCGCTCACGATGACGCCGACCTCTCGTCGCTGTTACAGGCCGCGCAGATGGTGGGCAAGGACATTCGCAACACCACGGGCTTCACTTCAGCCACCGGGTCATTCACCGCTCGATTCGCCAGCGGTTCGCTCTTCAGCGTCGGATTTCCGCAGGTCAATGACCCATTCCTGCGACCTGTGACGGCCAGCGTCGTTTTTCCCATTGCTTCAGGTTCATTTTTAGTTTCTGGCAGCACTGTGTTGACAGGAACGACTGGAAATTACCTTACGTCAGGTTCATTTCAGTTCAACAACGCTGACCTTGCGGCGGATTTTACGGCCGTGCTCTCGCAATACATGTCAGGGTGCACCGCACAGGGGCAAGCTGAACGGTTGAAAGTGGTGTTCGACCCCATCAGATTTTCGCCGCCTCCCGTCTTTAACAGCAACACTTTGCGAAAATTGGCCATCAAGGACATGTTGCAGACGTACTATCGTACTTCATATCCGACTGCGCATTGGGCGTACACCAACTATAACACGCTCAATTTCTTCACTGCATCATCCGTTCCTACTGATACAGCGCTGTTGTATCCCAACATCGACGGCGGCAACGGCGACCTGATTTTTCACCAAGGATATTGCAGCGGTACGTACACCCCCAGCGGTTCGTTCAGCTTTGATTTTCACATCAATCCGCGCTATCAACCCAGCCAGCGCGACGGGCACTTCAAAGCAGGAACTATTTTGCACTTGTCGTCGACCTATGCCTTGTCGCTTATCAGCGGTTCAGCCAAGGACCAAAACGGTCGAACTGTGGGCTTCCGATTGCAATTGCAATTGTCACACTCTGCGGACGTTTCTCCGTCGACCGTCTTGCCGAATTCGATGCCCGGCCCGCGCGCGGCGTCAACAGACCTCATTTTCGTGTCAGACGATAACTCGCTGCAGTGGAACAACTGGCACCACGTAGTCGTTCGATGGGGCACTGACCAAATCAACCACGGTACAGGGTCGTTCAATATTGATTTGATTGACCGCGGAACGTTCGTAATTCCATCTTCAACAATCACTCCGCTGGCGTACGGCGGCATTCAAGACGGTCCCACCGTCCTGGCGATGGGCAACTTTTTTGAAGGACCCAATCACGGTGATTATGAACAGGCCAACTTTTTTGCAGGCGACCCGGCGCTGCGCGACGGCCTGAATGTCCTGACGCCTGAGACTGGAATAGATGAGCCCATCGGATACAGGTTCAATCATCCATTGAACGCAGAACTACACGACGTCGCAATCAGACGGTGCTATGTGTCAGACTATGACATCGCGGCCTCGGCCAGCGTCGGCCCCACGTTCCTTGACAAGACCTTTGCCTTGTACGTGCCGCCGTTCTTCGTAGAGCAATCGCCGTATCGACAATTTGTCAATGACCACGGCGGAATCTTGGTCACCCCATTTGAAGAAGTCGATGGTGCCACAACTGCACCGTTCAGCGTGGCACTGTCGTTCGGCGTCGTCGGTCATTACATCAACCTTGAGAACTTCGTCAAAGATTTTGCCAGTGAACAATTTCCGCTGTTACACCACCTGACGGGCGTCGCGATTCAGAACACTACTGACGCTGAAACGTGCAATGAATTTTTGTATGCACAGCCCTTCGTCGTCAAGCGCAACTTGAGCATCCTTCCATGTGATGATGGGCAGTTCGTTCCCAGTTTTCAATTGTTGGCGTCTGAGACGCTGACGCGAGCCGTGGACGATTTGGGACTCGAAGAATTGAGCTTCATCAACATCGACAATTTGGTGATGACCAGCACCTTGTTATTTGGTGCGGGTACGTCAGATGATGGCACCCAACCCGATGCGCAAGTCAATCAATTCGCCAACATACAAATTGGTGCGACGCCCGAGTCGCCGTTCACGGCAGCAGGACCTGCTCTGGTGAACTATTCGAACACCGTTTCATCTGGCAGCGACGTAGAAGCGGGTGCCCCGTTGACTGTGTTCCAGCGTACGCAGGACCCATCATCGAATGAAATTGTCATCTTTGACATCAGCAACTTGTTCTATGGTTTCAGGATGCAACCCAAGTCACTGTTCCTACAAGATTCTGACATCTTAGCGTCCAGCCTGCTCGGTTCGAACATTCCATTGACGAACGTTAACAGCCACGGTCCAGTGCAGGTGACGCTGGCCGATGACGGCATGGGCAACGTCTATCGAGCAGATTGCTTGACCCCACAATCAACATGGAACTCTGTTGGTAATGTGTACTATGATGAGGGCTTGATTTGCCTAAAGAGTCCACACTTGTACTTCTTTGGACAAAATCAGTACGCATTGAACTTGCGTGGCGAACAACACGTTCACGTGATGAAAATTGACGTCTTTGCTCCCAATAACACATTGAATTCATCGAGCAATCCAAACTTTGTGTCGGTGCCCGTCAATGGATACCCGAACGACGTTGAGAATGATTTCGTCTATATCACTGGCATCAACTTCCACGACACTGACCTCAACGTAGTTGCCAAGACTTCGTTGGCCCAGCCCATTGCAAAGCGCCCGGGCGATAAAATCCTATTCAAAATCAAATACGATTTTTGATGCCTACGAAAAAGAAGCGCCGCAGAAGGGGTCGCTACATGCGCGGCGACCATGTCGCGTTGAAAACAGGCCAAGTGTGTCGCTATCGTTCCGGGTGGGAGCAAAAGTACATGCAACACCTCGACGGTGACCCGAGTGTCGTCGCATACGTTTATGAACCGTTCAAACTTCCATACGTTAGCAACGTCCGTTCGGGTAGGTTACGAGGTTACATTCCTGACCTGTTGGTCACTCGTGTTGATGGGTCTCGGGAACTGGTCGAAATTAAGCCTCTGCGCAAAGTTGACCACGTCACCGTCCAGAAGAAGCTGAAGGGCGCCCAGGTGTGGTGCAGTGTCCACGGTGTCACCTTGGTCGTCATCACTGAGCGAGAATTGAAGGTACTAGGTTTGCTTTGAGTGCAAATAGTCTCGTGCCACCGGGTGAGCTTTACAAGTAACTCAGATGGGATACCATTATTCATGGGTTCTGTGCGCTATTATGGCTACAAACACTGGACGCTTGAAGAGCCATCTCGTCAGCTCAACGTGGGTAAAGGTATCAAGGGTCGTGCTGAAAGTCGCGGTAAACGCAACCATAAGTGGCATGCGATAGTCAAACGACACGGTCTCCGTGTTGAAATCTGCATCGGCCCAGTGACCAACGAAGAGGCCTGTGCATGGGAAATTGCGACCATCGCTGAGACCGATGCTTTCACTACAAATCATTCACATGATGACCCGACTGACATCAGATGCAATTTTACACGTGGTGGTGAAGGTTCAGAAGGATATAAACACACTTCTGAAGCACTTTTGAAAATTCAACATCGAAATATTGGTAATCAAAATGCGTTGGGACATATTGTTTCCTATGAAGTTCGTCATAAAATTAGTGTTGCAACCTCAGTTGCAATGATGGGACATATTGTCACGGAACAAACTCGAGCAAAATTGGCAATAGCTTCAAAAGGTAATAAACGAGGATTAGGCAACAAATCTAATACGGGTCGTAATTTACCCAATGAACATCGTAAAAATATTTCATTGTCAATGAAAAAGCTCCGTGCCATTCAACGACTGAAAAGAAAATCTTATGATTGGTTCATGCGAGGGAAATGATGCCAATTATTCTTGGATTAGATGTTTCAACTTCTTGTACTGGGATTTGTGTCGTTGATGATAATATTGAACCTGATAATAAAGGTAGTCACATTTTGTTTTTGAAGGCAATTGAATTGGCGAAATTTAAAACCTTGGAGAGAAAAGAAGAAGAAATTCAAAACTTTTTCCATAATCAATTTCTGATTGATGTTGACAGAATAGTCGTTGAAGAACCTTTAACTGCGTTTCGGCCGGGTATGTCATCTGCACAAACGATTTCAACACTCGTTAGATTTAATGGAATTGTAAGTGAAGTTGCACGATGGGAAGTCGGTCGGCGAACATACGAATGGGTTCCCAGTGGTCTTGCAATGCATTTTGGATGGAAAAGCTGGTCCAACGTAGAAATTTTACTTCAATTTTTAGGGCATAAACCCTATGAACTAGGGCAAATGTGGCATGGAAGTCGGTCATATTTTGATAGAGGAAGTGAACTACGGGAATTTCCAGGAGCAGTTTTAGTAAGAAACCGTGATGTTCGAACGCAACACGAATACATGCCACATAACGCATTCACTATCACAATATGTGAACCTGAGTACATTGGTTCAGCTCACGCGCGAAAATTATGTGGGATTAAACTTCAACGAACGGCGTTGGGTGGTCCTCAAAAAGAACAAGTTTTTTCGTACATGGCCGTGAACGATTTAAAGCACGTCGTGTGGCCGTTGAAGAAGAGCGGTAAGGTCGTAGACTGGTCTCGTGACGCTACAGATGCATATGTCATCGCGCGCGCCGCAGCTGTCAACGGCCCTGTACAACCTGCGCCGAAGAAGCCACGTAAGGCGAAGGCATGACCATCTGCTCAAATTGAGGTAAGGTGAACGTGCGTGCTCACACTCACTGACAAGGTGCGATTTTATCAATCAGTCTTTGGAGCGGGTGGAATGGCGCGTAATTCGCGCAATTTTGACGTGCGGTGTCCCATCTGTGCGCCCAAAGACGCCAGCAAGAAAAAGCTTTCCATCCACGTTGAGAGCGATGCCTGGCATTGTTGGGTCTGCGGCGCCAAAGGGCGCTCGTTGTGGGGATTGGTTCGTGACCACGGCGCGCACGAACAGCTGGTCGAGTACCGCGACCGATTCATGCCGCCTTCTGCTCGGCGTGACAGTCAAATGCTCGTCGAAGCTTCACCCACTGAAAAAGTTTCACTACCTGACGATTTTAGATTGTTGGTCACTGCGCCCTCTTCTGACCGTGAAGCGATGGCAATTCGCAGTTATTTGATGGGTAGAAATGTCACTGAGCGTGACATGTGGTTCTATAAGATGGGCTACAGCAATGACCCGGTGTGGCGGCGAAGGGCAATCATGACTTCGTTTGACGCTAGCGGTGAACTTAATCTCTACGTTGGACGTGCGATTGACAAGTATCGCAAACCAAAGTATGAAATGCCCGCGGGCGATAGAAAACACGTCATTTTCAATGAACTCAACATTGATTGGAACAAACAACTTGTCCTGTGCGAGGGACCTCTCGACGTCGTCAAGTGCGGCGACAACGCAATTCCGCTGTTGGGCAGTGACTTGAACACGGAAGGCGCGCTGTTCAATGCCATCGTGGCGCATAACACGCCAGTCGCTCTTGCGATGGACGCTGACATGAAGACGACTAAGATGCCGCGGCTGGCTAAAAAATTGCAGGCCTACAATGTAGAAGTCTTGATTGTTGATGTCATCACCGATCCGGGCGCCATGACTAAGCAAGAATTCAAGGAAGCATTGAAATTGGCTCATCCATTCGATTGGAGCAGTTCATTCTTGGATCGGCTGGATGTAGTGGCAACTATGTCGCTGAGGTGACTCAATTGTACAGCAAGTGGTGATGGCATACAGTTCAGATTAGCTGCATGCTCAGAATAGCTCACACAGCTGACATCCATATCAGAAGTTTATCTCGTCACTCAGAATATGTCGAAGTGTTCACTGCTTTTGCGCAACAGTGCAAGGCGAAAAGAGTGCAGCACATCTTCATTGCTGGGGACATTTTTCATACCAAGACGGCGGGCATGTCACCAGAATGCATTGATTTTATGCACTGGTGGTTCACAGAACTAGCTTCAGTATGTGATGTTCATCTCATGCTGGGAAATCACGATTTGAACTGTCAGAATCTCACTCGACAGGATGCCATTTCTCCCATCATCACTGCGCTCGCAAATCCGCGAATTCACCTTTATAAAAAGAGCGGTACGTATGAATTCGCTCCGGGCTACGTGTGGGGAATTTTCAGCATGTTTGACGAAGAGAATTGGGACAATGTTAAACCCGTTCCTGGAAAAGTCAACATTGCGTGCTATCATGGACCTGTGTGGGGAGCTCACACCGAGACAGACTGGTTGATTGAAGAGGGCATCACCGTGGATTATTTCAAAGCTTGGGACTTTTGCATGCTCGGCGATATCCATCGAACGCAGTACCTCGCGGGCAGGCCCGTTGAAATTGAAATTGATTCAAGTGACATCAACAAGCACGCTGGCGCTGAGGTCATCGAGTGAGTTCCGATAGATTGCGCATCAAGGTTGACAAGCCTTGGATGGCATATCCAGGCCCGCCAGTGCAACAAAATTATGCCGAGGGCCGTGACCACGGGTTTTTGTTGTGGGACATTGACAATCGTGACCACTTTGACGTGGAGTTTTGTGCATTGCCCAACCCTAAACCATTCATCACTATTGAATGGGCTGGGTCAGTCGAAGCTACGCTTGCAGTCGCTCGTCAACATCCTCGCTCGGCCAGGTTCCGCGTTCGTAACAAAGAAGTGTTGACGCAAAAGGAAGTTCAACAACTCACGGGTGCACTTCGGCAAGAACTGAAAGCGGTCGAGGTCACCTACAAGAGCGACCGCCAAGTCAACCGTGACGTCATCAACACTGGCGGCGCGACACTGATGAGAGAGGATTTACGCAATCCTGAAGTGCTATTGCGACTGTTGAAAAGCTATCACAATAGCACTAATGTTACAGAAATGGAGTGGGAATCTATCCGTGAACAGGTCGGGTCGTACCTGCAACAGGCGTTGGACGTTGACGATACCGTGAGGCACACCAAATGGTCGCTTCGCCACTTGAAATTTGACAATACCTTCAGTTACGGCGAAGGCAATCACATCAATTTTGACCAATTGAACGGAATCATCGGTGTCTTTGGAGCAAATACGTCTGGCAAGTCATCGGTCGTTGGCACCATCATGTATAGCTTGTTCAATACGACGGACCGCGGCAGCGTTAAAAATCTTCACGTGGTCAACGTTCGGCACCCGTATTGTTATGCCAAAGCCATCGTCAACGTCAATGGAATTAATTACGTTGTTGAACGTCAGACAGTAAAGCATGAATCGAAGCGCGGGCAAGTTCATGCTAACACTGCACTCAATGTATTTCGAATTGATGAAGAGGGCGAGGCTATTGATTTAGCTGGTGAACAACGCAACGATACTGAAAAGATGTTGAGAAAATTGATTGGCAATTCTGACGATTGTCTGTTGACGTCCGTCGCGGCCCAGGACGATGTCAAGTTGTTCATTAGTCAGGGAACGACGAAGCGCCGCAAGGATTTGTCACGATTTCTTGACCTTGACGTCTTTGACAAAATGCACCTACTTGCTAACGAAGACGTCAAGGTCAATAGGAGCACCCTTAAGGCATTTCCTGAACGTGACTGGAAGGCTCTTGAAAAGTCGTGCACCGAGCAGTTGAAGACTCTCGCTGAAGACATTAAAGAAAAAGAACACCTGTTGAATGACGTGCAGCAGTTGTTGCACGACAAAATGCGTGCTCTGGTCGATTTCAAAGATTTTACGGCGGTGACGCAATCGCAAGTTGAAGCGCAACAAGCTCGAGTGACGTCACTGTTAGACAAGTTAGTGACTGCTCGAGGCAAGCTGGTGCTTGCTGAAGACGATATTGACAAATTGTCTGCAAAAATTGCCTCCATCGAAGCAATTCAATCTGAACACGACTTGCAAGAGCTTAAGCGACGGTTAGATTCATATCGGATTTTGAAGTCATCATTTGAAAGTCTGCAATTAGTCCATGAAGCTGATGCACTGCGCTTAAAGTCACAAGAACGGTCATTGAAGATTTTGGATGAAGTACCTTGCGGTGACACTTTTCCCGGGTGCAAATTCATCAAAGATGCTTTCAAAGTGAAGGATAAAGTTGAACCTCAGCGTGAAAAAGTGGCTCGTGCACAAGAAAAATTGCAGAAGGCTGAACAGGCGCTAGCTGAACTTGAAAAAGAGGACCTCGCTGCAAAGGTTACCAAGGTCGAACAGCTCACTGACATGTTGTCTAAGTTAAAAGTTAACATTTCAACGCGGGAAGTGGAAGTTGTCAGGTTGCAGGCTGCTATGAAGGACGTTGAAACTGAATTGACACCAGCTCGCCAGCGCCTCGACGAGCTCAAAGAAGCTCTGAAAAATGAAGAAAATGTTGAAGTTGTGGCATTGAGGAATTCGCTTGATGATTTGCAAAGAATCATTAAGAAACTCGACAGTGAGCGGTTAGTACTGGCGTCTCAAATGGGACACGTGCAATCTGACCACAACAAGACTGAATCTGACCGCAAGCGCCGCAGCGACCTGTTACAACAGATGAAAGTTCATGAACTGATTTCGACTGCATTTTCTCGCTACGGCATCCCGAGCATGATTGTCGCTTCACAGCTTCCTCTCATTAACGCTGAGATTGCTGCCATCTTGAATGGTATCGTCAATTTCACTGTTGAGCTTGAACAAGATGATGACAGCGACTCGATGGAGGTTTACATCGATTACGGTGACAGCAAACGCATCATTGAATTGGGTTCTGGCATGGAGAAGATGATTGCCTCGATGGCAATCCGGGTCGCGCTCATCAACGTGTCGTCGTTGCCCAAGACGGACATGCTCATCATTGATGAAAGTTTCGGCGCGCTCGACCCTGCAAACGTAGAGGCGTGCAATCGCCTGTTGACTTCACTGAAGCGTTACTTTAGAACAATCATTGTCATCACTCACGTCGAGGGCGTCAAAGACATTGCCGATTACGTCATTGAAATTGCCAAGGTTGAAAAAGACGCCAAAATCACCTATGGTGACCTTTGATGCCGCCGCGGCCCTATTTGCGCAATCGCTTGATAGAAGACATGCCTGAGGGGTTCGTTGTCATCGTGCCCGTCGGAGCATCGCCGCCAGTTCCATTAGCGTGTCAATTGTGTAAATTTGTGATGCGTTCCCACGATGATGAACTCGCTCATCACGAATTTGGATGTTGTGACCGATGCGCGCGACTCTGGGCTCAGTCTCGAAAATCAGCTTGGAAAGATGGTTGGCGACCGACCGTTCGACAGATTGAAGCCTCGGAAGATGACCGGGTGCCGTTGACCTTGTTATTTGCTGTCGATTAGGCTATTCGTGTCCCCATAGTTAGACGAGGAGCCTCGTCACCTATGACTGATATCGATTACAATGCACTGGGCCAGGCGATTGACACGACGTGGGGTCGTTCATCTACGCCTAAGACAGCATCATACTCAGTAAAACTGACGATGATGGGTCCTGACCGATTGCTGGCATCTTATGCCGCGGTCGTCAATTTTGGCACAGAGCGTCAAATGATTGACATGAAGCGCCGCTACTCTGAAGAGAGCGTGGGCATCACTGATGAAGTGATGAAGAGCGTAAAGTCGAATTACAAAGAACTTGCAGGTGAATCTCTTTCGGCCAAAGAATTGTCTTCAGTTGACAACTTGGAAATTATTGGATTCAACGTTCATAACCCTCGCCGAACCGCGTATTACCGCAGACGCACGGTCTTTGAGATTGGTTGATGCTGGCAGTCAAACCTCTTTCACGCCAGCAACAAGTTGCTGAAATTCTAAAGTGTGGCCGTGACCCTGAGTACTTCATTCGAACGTACGTCAAGATTCAGCACGCCACCCGCGGGACGATTCCTTTTACCACATATCCATTTCAAGATGAATGTCTCAAAAAGTTTATAGAGCATCGTCTAAACATTGTGTTGAAGTCACGTCAGTTGGGACTGTCAACTCTGTGTGCAGCTTATGCCACGTGGTTTGCAATTTTTCACCGTGATAAAAACATTTTAGTCATTGCAACCAAACTTCCCACGGCCATGAACTTCATCAAAAAAGTTCGTGTCATTCTTGAGAATTTGCCGCCTTGGTTGTTGTTGACGAAGTTTGAACCCACCAAACAAATCATCACTTTCAATAACGGTTCACAGATTGGCGCCATCCCGACATCCGAAGACGCGGGGCGTTCAGAAGCGCTGTCGCTTCTCATTATCGATGAAGCAGCGTTCATCCGTGACTTCGACCACATTTGGACGGGTCTCGCGCCTACGTTTTCTACGGGTGGTAGCGCCATCATTCTGTCGTCTCCTCATGGCGTCGGTGGACAATATTACAAACTGTGGACGCAGGCCGAAGCGGGACAGAACGATTTCAATCCCATCAGGCTTCCTTGGGACGTGCACCCGGAACACGACCAGGCGTGGTTTGAAAAAGAAACTCGAGGATTTGGTCGCCGCAAAATTGCGCAAGAATACGAATGTGACTTCACGACTTCGGGTGACACATTTTTGACGCCCGAAGTGCTCGATGAACTTCGAGCACAAATTCAAGACCCAATGGAAAAGGTGGGTCAAGTGTGGATTTGGTCTCCGCCCGTCTTCGGACACAAGTATGTCATCTCTGCTGACGTCGCCCGGGGCGACGCCCATGACTATTCGACGTTTCATGTCATTGATACAGATGATAATGAAGTTGCCGCTGAGTTCATGGGAAAAATTCCGCCTGAACGCTTTGCTGACATGTTATCGGAGTGGGGGAAGAAATACAACGAAGCCCTGATAGCTCCCGAAAACAACTCATTCGGGTACTTTGTGAACACCAAGCTCCGTGACACGGGTTACAAGAAATTGTTCTTTAAGAACAACAGGGGAGACCCATGGAACTACATCCCCATCGACCCTGCAGAGTTACCTGGATTTCAGACTGACCAAAAGACTCGCGTCCAAATTTTGACCAAGCTCGAAGAGATGATTCGCACGAAGGCTCTGAAGTTGTATTCGCGTCGGACGTATGACCAATTGCAATCATTCGTCTGGAATGGTAACAAGCCGATGGCGGGTAAGGACAGCTTTGACGACTTGGTCATGTCATTGGCCATCGGATGCTGGCTTGTAGAAGGTAATTCAGGCCTCAGTGAGAGCGCTGTCGCCATGGCATATGCAAACATGAATGCCACTCGAGTCCAGCGTAAGGATTTTAACCAGATGCCCGGTGGCATCAATGACGCTCAACCCCTCGTCAATCCCAACATTAGGGGAGCAAATGCCCAGAGCGTCTATCGACCTCGTGACCCGTCACAAGTGTCATCCACGAGTCCGATGTTACGTGACGCAAGTGACTTCAGCTGGTTGATGCGATAATCGTCTCACCGCGCCGGGCGTTGAATGCACCTTCGTGCTTTCGGCACTCGGTGATGAATACTTACAGCAAAGAAGGCCTCACGATGAATCAACCCAAGATTAGCCTCATCAGGCTCCGCTCAATCATCAATGAGGAGATGGCTTCAGTCAATGAAGCTGTCGACCACAAGGGCATCAATTCGATTGTGACCGTGGCCAGCAAACTGCTCGCAGCGGTCGAAGCCTTCAAGGCAAAGGCTCCCCACGCCGCCATCAACGCGGTCACTCCACACATGGCCGAGCTCGAGAAGATGTTGGAAAACATGGTCTCATCACCGGGCTCATACGTTCCTGTTCCAAAGAAGGAACCCAAGACGGTGACGTTGAGAGCGACTAAGGAGAACAGGGTACGTGAGACCCGTGAGCGCGTGTCGGCAGACCAACTTGAGCATGCTTGGTACGAGCTGAGCTTAGACGCTGAGACCGGGGGAGTGACTCCTGCGGCGCTCACTTCGTACCTCGGAACCACGGAACAAGCTGTGAAGAAGGCGTTCCGTGAGAGCGGTCGCCTCTACGTAGATGACAGGGGATTTGTCGTCCTAAAGCACGGCTCGCGCATCGGCGAAAATAAGCTACGTGAGGCGACGGGAGGCGATGGCAAGTACGAACGTGTCCACGACAGCAACTGGCAACACCTCGAAGTCGGAAACACGTACCTCGTCAAAGCGGGCGGTGCAGTCGTCCGCTCAACATTCGTCGGTTGGGTCACCA